TTTGATGTACTCGCCGATAGAATCCAGCGGGACCTGGTAGCCATCTTTGATTTGCTCGGCTTGAAGGGCTTGGATCCACTTGTCGGCACCATCATTGGGACTTACTTGTCCGAATGAAACCAGCTCGGCTAGTGTGTGCCCTGTCCAGTTTTTGCGGTCGAGTACTTCGTTTACGCTAGGTAATTTGATTTTCATAGTTTGTATGTGTTGGTTTGTGTTAATTGGCTCTCATCATTTGCGGCGGCTTGAGACGCCCGCTGGTTGCGGCTGATTTACCAATTTATGCCCTGTTTACCACGTCATCAAGCGGATGCAATCCGCAGGTCTACACTTCCCATATCTCAATTCTCCGAGATATGACCGCAAGCGGCGAAGACCCCACCTCGTGTATCTCACGAGGGCAGGTGGTACTGGGACTGTCAAAGAACGGGTGCTACATTTCCCAGACTGTGCATAACTCGTGCATTGTCAATAGCTAATTCAATAAATTTTATTTTATTTTCATTTTAATTCAATCGGACTTTGCAGGTGCCATACATGTGCAGGTCAAATCCTATGCTTTTTATAAGAGCCAAATGAAGAGCCGCAGACAGCGGCGATCTGAATATACCATTTTCAGCCATTTTCCCAATTAATTACGTAAGTCGTTGATAGAATTCTGTAAGTCATTGATAGCAGTTGCGTAAGTCGTTGATAGACTTTTGTAAGTCGTTGATAATGCTCTAAAAACCCAAAAATCAAATCGACAGCAGGGCACCTCAGCCCCTCTGTGCTGTGTCCGATTTTCGATTGGTACATAGACCCTTGGAAGCTCTAAAAAGGCATTCTCGTTGAAATCGACTTTTTTCGGGATTTTGGCATCGGACAGAAAATTACTCTCCCTGAATCCCCTCCATTAAAGTAGATCTTATAATGCAAAGCCGCAAACAGCGGCTCTTATCATTTGACTGAATCCCCTTTACTATTACGAACACTCCTTAAGGAGTACAAGATGACCCAGAAGTAGATGTGCTAATTCTAGGAGGTAGAGTAGAGTAGAGTAGATTGACTTATGCTGTGGATGCTTTCACTCATCGAAGAAGAAAAACTAATCTCACATGCGAGGCCCCGTCTCCATAAGCTGGTCTAATGCGGATCCTGTCTGGGGTTATTGATAAGGAGTGCTAATGCCCCGAGCGGCTATAAGCTGGGCTAATGCTGGGTTCGGTAGTGCATTAGTGGGTGAAGGTAGCTTGCGTTGCCTTGCAGTGAATGGGGGGGTGGGGGTAACTTATATCAGTCGAGTCTGACATGTGTATTCATAAACCACCCTCTAAAAAAATACCTAACTCATAGGCCAGGGTACCTGGCCCCTATCAAGTTCCTGTACTCTTTAAGGAGTCCTATTCCGTTCCTGTACTCTTTAAGGAGTGTTGTTATGATTCCTTTTTCCTTTGGCTACCTTAATTCCCTTGCCCCTACGGGGACGGGAAGCTCTTTAAGGCTTGGACTCCTTAAGGAGTATAAATAGATTATACAGTACTTTTTAGTTGACTGTCAAGTACATTTAACAAATAATATAAAAATGCTAGAGGAAAATTCACCTGAAGATAAGGCATCCTTGATGAAAGAAATCCAAGGAGCTATCTGGGAAGTTGCTGAAAAGAAGGAGGTCGAAAAGGTACGTAGCCTGTCCAGGCATAACCCTGACAAGGTTGCTTCTATTTTGTACCTCTATAGTACTGGCAGTAGCCAGACCCGCATTGTTAAGAAGTACGGCATAGATCGGGAGACAGTCATCAGCGTCCTGTCGGACTACACGGATCACCTTGGCAAGTTCAAGGAGTTAAGCGGCAAGATTGCCGCTAAGAATTACCTGAACCTATCTAGCCTAGAGGAGGACCTTATTAACTCTGTACGTCAGGACCTGGAGTCAGGGGAGTTAAAGCCTACGGTCAGGGACCTCAAGGAGATTTCAATTTCGGTATCTAATGCAGCAAGGCAGGCATTTACTTCCCGTGGCGAGGCCACGCAGATTACTGAGGACCGCCAGGTTATTACACAGGAGGACTACGACGAAACGATCAAAGCGGCCCGAGAAAGAATCGAGAAACTAAAGCAAGCCGAAAAGGTAGAACTAGTGCAGGAGGATTGATATAATGGAAAAGCGCAGAACTAGACTAATACTAGAGGAGCAATCAGAGACGAGAACCTTTGAGTTCGATTACAGTCTTTCTACTACGGAGCTTGTGCGGGAGATGTACCTTCTTTGCTTGGCTGGCGGTCACGACAAGGACAATGTGGCTGGTGCTATGTACGAACTAGGAGAAGAACTAACAAGAGATTACGACAATGGGTAAAGGATGCGCACCCCGCAAGGGACACAATGCTGAGAAACAGCGTAAGAACTACGACGATATTGACTGGAGTAAGAAGCCAGCAGTCCAGAAGATGGACAAGCCAGCCAGGTCAAAGTAATGCCGATTACTTTTACAGAGCACCCTATAGTGCGGCCTCCCACAGATGAGGAGATAGTCCTGCTTGGTGAGCAGGACCCTAAGTTATTAGCTGCACTGCACGAAGCTCACGAAGGTAGAATACAAGCAGCATACGAGGACCCTATACGCTACGGCTTTGACCTAGCAGGATGGGACCGCATACGTACAGGGTTACGTACAAACAATGAAGTCCTGGCACTGGGAGGTAATCGAAGCGGCAAGACTACTGGATGCGCCAAGATGCTGATGGAGGCCGTCACGGAAAGTATGGACGGGCATATCGTATGCTTCTCTCAGAATGCCGACACCTCTATCAAGGTGCAGCAGGCTGCAATCTGGGAGATGATGCCCAAGGAGTTCAAGCGCAAGACCAAGAGCGTAGACGGGTATATTAACTACTCTATGCAGAACGGGTTTACAGCCTCTTCTTTCATTTTCCCTGATACCAGGACCCGAGTAGACTTTAAGACATATACTCAGTACAGCAATAACCAGACGATCCTTGAGGGTTTTGAGTTCGGGTTTAGACAACCTAAGGGCTTGAACATAGGTGCCTGGCTCGACGAGTACCTCGGCGATGCAGCCTTGGTAAATACATTGCGGTTCCGTCTAGCTACACGGGACTCCAAGATGCTGATTGGGTTTACCCCGATTGACGGCTATACACCTTTCATATCGGACTACCTAAAGAATGCAGAAACCCTAAGGACTAAGCCTGCGGCTTTACTGGACAACAAAGCAGTACCAATCGAGCAGTACAGCCCTAGCCGTGATGCATCTGTAATATACCTGCACTCGGACGAGAACCCTTTTGGTGGTTATGAGCGAATCGCTAAGGACCTGGCTGGAAGGCCTGAGTCAGAGATTATGGTCCGTGCCTACGGCGTACCAGTTAAATCAGCAAATGCTTTGCTTCCTTACTTCAATACTGAAGTAAACGTACTATCTGGCGAACCAAATAAGTACGGGATGCAGTTCCCTGACATTTCAGATAAGTCGCAGTTCACCTGTTATCAGGTAGTTGACCCTGCTGGCGCAAGGAACTACACCTGCATCTGGGCTGGTGTTAACGAGCACGGCGAAGTATACATCCGCAAGGAGTGGCCCGACCGTGATACCTTCGGGGAATGGGCGATCTTTGGAGATCCTAAGTGGAGGTACGGCCCTGCATCTAAGAAAGTAGGACTAAACGTAGAAGGATACTGCGAGCTGTTTAATGAAATAGAAGAGGACCTTGGCATAGAAGTAACCGAGCGCATAGGTGACTCCCGTTTCTTTGCCAAGGAAAACGAAAACAATGACGACCTGTTTACTTCTTTTTATGACTTCGGCCTAAGCTTTGTTCCGTCCAATGGAGCGATGGAAGACCAGGGCATTACTGCCCTAGATGATTGGTTTAACTATAACCCAAATGTAGGGGTCGACGAAGCTAACAGGCCCCTGTGCTACATCCATAAGGAATGCGGAAACCTCATCGACAGCCTTATTAACTACAACTCGCAAGGCAAGGCCGACGAGCCACTAAAGGATTTCTTTGACGTTATCCGATATTTGCGAATGTCAAACAGCGGAGAAGGCCCAGACTTTATGTCTAATGCCTCGATGCAAACAACAAGAACAAATCAAGGAGGATATTAATATGCCCAAGAAACGAGTACAGACAATTGCAAAGGAGCACAGCGTAGAGCTGGACTACCTTATTGAATTAATAGAAAGCAAACTACCAGAGCATACCGTCACTGGTACTGGCTACGCCAGATGGATTAACGAAGAAGGCCAGGAGTTATTAGAGAAAGCCGTAGACATTCCCGAGCTTACGCCTAAGCGTTACCGAGGAGTAGTGCACTCCAAGGCACCCAACCGAAGTTACATCTACGTGTACATCAGGGAGATCAAGAAGAAGGTACCAGCGGTCATTCCTCGTAAGCTAGAGCACTTCCTGACAGAAGGTAAAAACGTAAACGTAGAGGCCATCACAGATGACCGAGGAACGTCTTATCGCTATGTAAAATGAATCTACCCGAAGAAGACATTACCTTAGATCCAGAATGGATCGAAGAGCAGGTAGACCGACTAGCCGCCTGGGAGTACTTGAATCGCTACGTAAAGCATCAATTAGACCAACCAATGCGACCACAAGAATTATGTGATAGAATTGGAGTTCACAAAGGTTACATCCACGAGATGACTAAATCTGCTAGAAAAAAACTAAATGCAAAATAAATCCACTTTTGAAGCTTTAACATACGTTGATGCATCTCCAGATATCCGTGCGCTTCAAAGTGCATATGACGAAACAGTAAACGAACTGGAGGCCTATTTTGATTTGTGCCGTACTAGTTACGATGATCGCCGCAACTGGTGGCCAGGCAAGAGCCGAGATCACCGCAAGCATGGTGCAGATGCATTTCCGTGGGAGGGAGCATCAGATACAGAGAGCCACGTAATTGACGAACGTATTACACGGCTAGTTTCCTTGTTTATGTCTTCACTGAATCGGTCTAATATACGTGCCTACCCAGTGGAATCCAATGATATCGCTCGTGCAGAGATCGTATCTTCATTTCTAAAGTGGATGGTAACCAGTGGATATATCCCTCGTTACAAGCGTGAAATGGAGTTAGGTGCTAACTACTTACTAGAACGAGGACTTCTTATCACCTATGTAGGCTGGCACGCAGAGGACCGTCAGTTCTTACAGAAGCTGACCTTAGAGCAAATTGCAGAACTAGACCCAAACATTTTTGGTGCAGTGCAGTCAGGAGAAAATGACGACGAACTAGTACTTATTTTACAAAACATCTTTAATGGAGTCACTGAAAAGCGGGCGAAGAAAGCGATTAAGGAACTTCGAGACGAAGGGGAAGCAGAGCTTCCTGTTGTTCGCCGACAGGTAGACGCACCAGAGATTAAGACACTAGCCCCAGATGGGGACTTCTTTTTTCCTCCGTATGTAACAGATCCTCAGCGGGCACCTTACTGCTTCTGGAGGACTTACTATACAGCTCAGGAGCTTGAAAATAAGGTAGCAACTTCTGGATGGGATCCAGACTTTGTTGACTACATTGTAGAGCACTACCGAGGGGTAAACATTGATAGCATTGAAAGAGAACAGGAAGGCCGCCGTAGTATTAGCTTGACCGATAACGCTTACGAAGCAAATGAACTAATAGAAATCGTGTATGCGTACCAACGGCTGGTCGACCCTGAAGATGGAGCAGAAGGTATTTACTGCACAGTATTGCACAAGGAATACGACGGAGGTAACGGAGAGGCACCAGCGTTTGCAAAGCGTGAACTCCTCAACGGCTACGAGGACTACCCTGTTGTAGTCACTAAGTTGTCTGAAGACAGCAAGCGTCTGTACGATACTACTACATTGCCTGACTTGCTACGTGGCATCCAGAATCAAGTAAAGGTAGAGCGGGACTCTCGCATTGACCGCAATAGCCTAGCTACTTTACCACCTATCCTGCACCCAGTAGGGCAGGCGCCTAGCGACTGGGGTCCAGGTCGTATGATTCCTTATCGCCGCAAGGGTGACTTGGACTTTGCTCCTGTCCCCCCTGAGCCTGTTGGTTCTATTGAAATCGAGGAAACCTTAGAAAGTTTAGCGGACCGCCTAGTAGGACTAGATGAAAACTCTCAAATCTCTAGTGTACGTAAGCAGTTCCTAGTGGACAAGTTCCTGCAGCACAATGCAGAGGTTATGCGTATGGCGTACCGTTGCTTCCAACGCTTTGGACCAGACGAAATATTCTTCCGTGTAACTGGAATACCTGACCCACAAGTAATGGACCGAGGTGACCCTGACGCAGACTTTGATATTACTATTAACTACGATGTATTAAACACGGATCCTAAGTCCCAGGAAGTTAAACTAGCTCAGATGACGCAACTTATCCAGTTGGACCGCAATGGCCGTATAGACGTTGACAAACTACTTGCAGTGATGGCAAGCAGTGTTGATCCAATTCTAGCTGACTCCGTTCTTACACCTGTAGAGGATGCGCAGCAGCAGGTAGTCAAAGATGTAACTGATGACCTGACTAAGATCTATGCAGGCATTGAAATGCCAGCCCGTGCAAGCGGTGGTCAGATTGCTATGCAGGTACTACAGCAGTACGGACAACAGCCTGACATTCAGCAGAAGTTACAGGAAGACGAAGCCTTCGCTGAACGCCTACAGAAGTACGCAGGTCAGTATCAGTTCCAGATGCAACAAATGCAGAACGCTGAGATTGGTCGTATAGGTACTACCCCTGCGCAGATGGGGGAAGTACAAACTCAAGCAATGCCTCAATACTAATATGACCCCAGGAGAATACGCAAATAAACGGGCATCCGATAAGCTCTTTGGGTTTCCTATTCGTGAAAAGTTATATCCTGGAGAGGATCAATTTTTTTCGGATAGACCCGAAGTAGCTGGTATGGCAGCGGAGGACAATACCATTATCCTCAACCCTTACAGCTCTTTATCAAAGAAACAACTAGGAGCAGTAGCAGAGAATGAAGCTATTCGCTTGAAGATGCGACAAGATGAGTTTGTTCCAGAGTTTGAAGTTACACCCGATCAAGTTAAATTCTTTGAAGGAACGGAATACGCAGATAATCCAACAGCAATGAAACAAACTATTCTTGCTAGAGTTTACAGCGGTGACTCCAGTGCAAAAGCTACACCTGAGCAGAAACAAGCTTTAAAGGAATATCTTTCAAAAAATAAATAATATGGAAAAGCCAACAATCGAACAAGACATAGAGCACCTGCAGCGGCACGATCAGTTCCAGCGATTCATTGAGTTAATCAATGACTTGAGGGAGGAGTGCATCGGAGAAATGCACGATGCTCCAACTGACAAGATCCAGCAGCTATCAGGGCGTATCCTTAGTTACGATCAGATCCTGACAATGTCTACTTGGGGGCAGCCTTCGGTTGCCGAATAATTTCATAGCACGCATTTCGTGTGCTATAATGCACAACATAGCTGTCGCTCGGCGTTGAAGAGTGGAATTATATGAACAACGAAGTCACAACGGGAAACGCTGAACCCGAAAACTCTACAGCGGAAAAGACAAATATAACAGCGGAAGATTTTGCGATCCAACGCTTAGGGCAGCCAACCCCTGAACCAGAGGAGCAAGAAGCTCCTGAAGTTGAGGAAGAGGTAGCCGACGAAATTGCTACTGAAGAAGTAGAAGACACTGAGGAATCAGACGAGAGTACTGAAGACGAAGAGTCCGAAGCTGAATCAGACGAGCAAGTTCTTTCTCAGATTGATTTAGATGATATGTCCGAAGAGGAACTGCGGGAACTAGCTGACAAGCTAGGCAGCCGTGCAGTAGCCCGCTTTGGAGAACTCACAGCTAAACGTAAGGCAGCAGAAGAAAAGCTACAACAAATTGAAGCTAAACTTTCTGCCGAGCAAAGCAATCCACTGCAACCCAAACAAGAAGTTAAGAACAATCCGTTCGACAGCGTAGACACCCTTGAGGATCTACAAGCTAAGGCAACGGATGCTAGTAACGTTATTGAATGGGCAGAGGACATTATGTTCAATGCAGATGGATATGAAGCTGATGATGTAGTCACAGAAGTCGAAGGCAAGGAGATGACTAAGGCCGATGTCCGCAATGCTTTATTGCAGGCACGTAAAGCCCGTGACAAATTCCTTCCTGCTCGCCTGGAGGAAATCCAAAAGATTGAACAAAGCAAACAAATGCAGGAGTACCTCAGTGCTCAGGCTGAAGCTGAGTTACCTTGGATGACAGGTGAAGACAACGATACACGGCGTGAATACCAGGCCATTATGAGCGACCCCAGGGTCGAAACATTAATGACTAGCCTTCCCGCTGACGTTAAGGCTCAGATGCCATATCTACTAGCGCACGCAGCTAACAGTATCTACGGGCGAAAAGAAGTAAAAAGCGCAAAGCCTAAAGTACGACTTAACGCTTCCAATACTTCTACCCCTAGTGCAGCAAGCTCAGAAAAGCCTGCAAGTCGTGCAAGTAAATCAATCAAGAACTTGAGTACTCAGTTTAAGCAATCAGGAAACAAGAGTGACTTCATTACTCTCAGAACCCTTCAACTACAAAATAGATAATCTAATTAAATTATAAAATATTATGGCATTCTCAAATACATTCGACACCACTAATCCTGGTTCCGCTGTTTCTAATCGTGAAGACCTCACAGATGTACTTACCATCTTGGCTCCCGAAGAAACTCCTGTCCTTTCATCTGCTTCTAAACAGAAGTCAAGTGCTACATTCACTGAGTGGACTGTAGACGTACTTGCTGCTCCTAGCACTGCAGGTGTAGACGAAGGTGCAGACGTATCTTCTTTCACTGACCAGTTCGCTGGCCGTGCTCGCCTTGGTAACTACGTACAAAAGTTCCGCCGCAACTTCAAGGTTTCTGACCTTCAAGAAGCTGTTGACAGCGTAGGCCCAGCTAAGGTTGCACAAGCTGAAGCAAAAGCTATCCGTGAACTCAAGCGTGACATCGAAGCTACACTGATCGGTACACAAGACCGCAGCGTAGAAGACGGTGCTGGTACACCTTACGGCCTTCGTGGTCTTGGTGACTGGATCGACTCTGCTGGTCCCGCTGACGTTCCTGCTAACTTCCGCACTCCTGCTGCTTCGATCTATGACATCAGCACACAAGGTGCCTTCGGTGAAGAAGCTCTTAACGACATGATCTCTTCGATCTACCGCAAGACTGGCAGCTCGAATAACCTTATGCTTGTTGCTGACACTGGCCTTCGTCGCACTATTGCTGACTTCGCTCGTGTATCTGCTGGAGCTACTGAAAACATCCGTAGCGTCAACTACGACGGTAACAAGGCTGAGATTAAACTCTCTGTCGAGCTTTACCAAAGTGACCACGGCATCGTGTCCATCGTCAATATGAACCCAGACACTGCTCCTGCAACTATTGCTGGCGGTACTGACTTCAATGACGGCTACCTCATTAACCCTGAGTACTACGGCGTGCACGAACTGATCCCTATGGGTTCAACTCGTCTGCCTAACGAAGGTGGAGGCGAGCGTGGATTCTGCGATTGCACATTGACCCTCGGCGTATACCACCCGCAGGCTCACGGTAAGATCACTCAGTAATCCTTGCTGAAATTTCGGGGAGCCAGATTTATATTGTCTGGCTCCCTTTTTACCTTTAATTTTAAACAATGGAAATAATCACAAAAGCTCCTACTTATTCTGACGAAGAGGTCAACAAGGCCTTTATGGATGAAATCAAAAACGGATTTGCACTTGAGAAACGGACGGAAGTCAATCGTGTAAACCAGGCCCGTAAAGAAGCTACAGAACAACGAGGAAAGGTGCACCCAGTACTAGGGCGTTGTGTAGCAACTATCCCGCACCGTGAGTACTTCCGACTTATAGAGAAGTACGGACAAGAGACAGTGCACTCCAAGGAGTTCCTGGCTTATTTCCAAAAGAATTTCTCAGACCTTACACCCAACAAGCTCTAATGCAGAATAAATCCTACACTGACCTATACAACCTGGTAGTTGCACTCTCGGGTGTAGGTAACTTTACCACCGAAGAAAAGAACAATATTCTTCAGTTTGTTAATCGCCGTGCCTTTGAAGCTTATCGTGCCAGCCCTAGCTGGCCACGTTATGCGGTCATAGGAGAAGAGCGCACAGTAAGCTCTGATGGCCTTGTACCTTACGTAGAGGCTGGTTTAGATAACATATCGGACTTCCAGCGCATCTATCGTACGCAGCCCTTTAATCGCCAATCAGCCCTTGAGTACGAGTTCTATGTAGACTCCAATGGTGCTCACGTACTTAACCTAATCGCCAACGACTCAGGTAAGGTATTCGTAAACTACCAGAAGGAGCTTCCTGTATTTACGGAGGACTCTACAGATATTCCCCAGGAATTCTTTTTCTTTTTAGGGCACGCTGCCTATGCAGACTTCCTCCGTATGGATGGTCAGCACAACAAGTCTATGCAAGAAGAGCAGATAGCTGGGACCTACCTAGCACTAGAGCTTGAGAAAATTGACCTTCGGTCAAATAACAATACAATCAACAAGAAGTTTTCAACTTACGTAAACCGTCAATCCAGATAGCAAGTATGCTATAATATCACTATGAGTTCATCCAGAAACAATACCCTAGAATTTTCCTCAGTTGGATCCGAAGTACTTGACGCAGGTGACTCCGTTACAGGCAAGAAGTACGGAGCCATTCAAATCATTACTGACACTAATTTCTCTACACTTACTGCCAACAATGTTGATCAGTCCTCTGCCGTACTTACTGGCGTAGGTATCGGCGCAGGAACGATCCTTTACGGTCAGTTCAGTGCAGTAGCTGTCACCAGCGGTCTAGTAATCTGCCACAAGTACTAATATGTTCCTAAGCCTAAAGGGTGCCATTGGTCGTAACCCTATGATCAATAGGGTTGGTCAGAGGCTTCTTCAAGCATTTGAAGGGGCTTCTGCTGCGTATAGTCTACGTGACCTAGCGAGTAACATTGCTTCGGTTGTCCGTGTACGACGTGCAAGTGATAACTCCGAGGCTGACTTCTCAGCTGCTGACGTATCCTCTGGTGCAATGACACAGTGGGTAAATGCTCAAATAGTCCCACCACTGGATGTCCGTGAGCTAGTAGATGGGGAACGCACAGGTGACCTTGTAGAAGCTGCGGCCGCCTACAGTCTCCGTAACCTTAGTTCTGGTGGCACGAGTCTTACTACAGTAGGAGACACTCAGACTGATTACTTTAGTTTCACTGGGGCTACTGGTGATACTGCCGCACTTAACGGAATCCAGTATGAATACGTTTTCCCTTATAATGGAGCTGGTCTTTACAATAGCGCCCCGCCTGCCCCTGAAAATTCTCAGATGGTAAGGAATACGGATGGGAGTTGGTTGTTATTTATAGCTGAAACAAAGACTTACGCTCGCTCCACGACAGGTACTGCTCAATACCCTTGGGACGCTGACTGGACTGGCACAAACCTTGAGAATGCAACCTTTACACAGCAACGCACAGGGGACTTCGTAGTTCAGGTGCGCCGCAGCTCGGATGGCGAGACCAAGAGCTTTACTGCGGCTGAGGTTGCTGATGGGACGCTTGAGGATTGGGTTACGGACGTTGTAACTTACGAGTCCGACTTCAGTGTTGGAAAGGACGGATGGTATGCTACACACGCCTCAACTGTTATAGCCGCAGATCCTGTTGGAACAGATAACGTGCTTAAAGTTACTGTTGATACATCTAGTTTGCCAAAATGGAGTGCTATAGACAGACTGACTGTGGGGCACTCATATTCGATTCAACTTGAAGTATATGTGCCATCATCTAATGCAAATGTTGATGGCATTGTATTGATGGATGGAAGTGGAAGTATGGACACATCCTATCTAGGAATCCAAACAGATTCGTGGGTCACAATTTCAACAACAGGAATAGCAACGATATCAACTCTGAGTGTTCGTCCTGCCGACGGTACTAGATCGAGCGCATATAGCGGGTTTCAAGGTAATGGCACAGATCACTTCTACGTCCGCAACGTTCAAATTACTGACACTTCGGACAACGGCTTCGTAAAAAAATGGTACGACCAATCAGGCAACGGCAATCACGCTACGCAGACGACTAATGCAAGCCAGCCTAAGATTGTTGATGGTGGGAGCTTGGTTACCAGAGGGGGAAACTCCAAACCAAGTATACTGTTCGGAG